AGAGTTTAGACAAATGCGTCAAAGAACAAAAGACCCAATGAAACTAGCAGATGCTTTAGATAATTTTAGCACTAGCAAAGAATACGCAAATCATGTTAAGCAGATATTAATTAAATACAAAGGCAAGATATGAGTAATGAGACAACATCAACAAGTTTGGCAGTTCTAATTAAAAACAAAATGAAAGTTAAAGGAACTTATAGAGTACCAAAAAAACCTAAAAAGAAAAAATGAACTTAGATAAAATAACCTTTGGAAGCAGGATTATTAATCTAAATCTAATAGACAAAGAACAGGCAAACAAGAAAAAGATTTTTGGCGAATTTGACTGCGACTCCAACACTCTTACCTTAGACAAATCCTTAGACAATATCCAACTAACAAACACTATTATTCACGAACTATGCCATCTAATCCATGATGAATATAAACTAGACTTATCAGCAAAAGCTGAAGAAATAGTATGTAACTCAACAGCTAATGGACTTTGTCATCTTCTTTATCAAAACCAAGATTTACTAGAGTTTCTTTACAAATCCTTAAAAAAAGACTAAAGAACATTTAACGAACATAATCGGTTAATATGGAACTTATTAAAAAGAAGGTTAAGGATTTAATTCCTTATATAAACAATTCTCGCACACACAGCGAAGAACAAATAACACAGCTTGTTTCAAGCATTAAAGAATTCGGCTTTACAAACCCATTACTCTTAGCACCTGACAATTCAATTATTGCCGGACATGGAAGATTGCAAGCAGTTAAAAGATTAGGACACGAAGAAGTACCTTGTATTATAATTTCTGGGCTATCAAAAACACAAATCAAAGCACTCATCATAGCAGATAACCAATTAGCACTTAATGCAGGTTGGGATTTAGAAAAACTATCAGTAGAGATTGAAGGATTAGAAGCAGATAAGTTTGATTTAAACATATTAGGTTTTGAAGATGAGTTCTTAAAAGATTTGTTAAAAGAAGACGTTAAAGGATTAACTGACGAAGATGCAGTTCCTGACATATTAGAAAATCCAAAAACAAAAATTGGAGATTTATGGATATTAGGTAACCATAGGTTACTTTGTGAAAGTAGCACAAGGATTGATGCAGTTAATAAATTAATGAATGGTACATACCCAGATTTAATACATACAGACCCACCATACGGAATGAACGCAGTATCAAAGTCAGGTGTTTTATCTAAGAATTATAAAACAGATATACTTGGAGACAATAACACAGATATAGCAAAAGAATCTTTTAAATTAATTTATAGTTTATATCCTAATTCTAAACAAATATGGTGGGGTGCAAATTACTATTGTTCTGTATTACCAGATAGCGAATGTTGGCTTGTATGGGATAAAGACAATGGTCAAAGCGACCAAACGGACTGTGAATTAGCATGGGCAAATTTTAGAAGTGTAGTCAGACAATTTACAAAAAGTTCTGAAAAGAAAAATAGAGTACACCCAACACAAAAACCAGTTTCTTTAATGGAATGGATAATAAAAAGATTTAAAATAGATTCAAAAACTTTAGCTGATTTCTTTGGTGGTAGTGGCTCAACATTAATTGCTGGTGAAAAACATAACTTAAAAACATTTATTATGGAACTAGACCCAAAGTATTGTGATGTAATTATACAAAGATGGCAACAATTTACAGGAAAAGAAGCTATACATGAGCAATCAGGAAAAACCTACAATTCAATCTGAGGTTAAAAAGGTAGGTAGACCAAAACTGAATATTGACCCAGAACAAGTAACAAGATTAGCTAGATTACATTGTACTATGGACGAAATGGCTAGCTTTTTTGGTTGCCACAGAGATACTTTGCATAATAATTTTTCAGCAGAAATAGACAAAGGGAGAGCAGAAGGCAATATTTCACTTAGAAGGAAACAATGGCAAATGGCAGTTGAGAAGGGAAATGTGGTTATGCTTATTTGGCTCGGTAAGCAAATGCTAGGTCAGGTTAATGAAAAACTAGATAATGATAGTGATGCGCCATTACCTATTTATGATATAGTTGAAGAATCTAAGCAAACAATAGAATCTAAAAATGAGTAAATGTATATTTTGTAAAAAGAATATGTTAAATAAATTAGAGCAACATATTAAAGCCTGCAATAATTGCATTGTTAAACTTTTAATGAAAAAACATAATCTTACTATAAAAAGACCAAATCCACCAATAACAATCAATTCAAAAAAAAATGGTTAAATTCTCTTTAAGAAAATCAGATAAGAATGTTAAAGGTGGTTTGACAGCATCAGGCAGAGCAAGATATAACAGAGCAACTGGAAGTAATTTAAAACCACCAGTTAAAGATAGACCAAATAGACTTTCTGAATATAGACGCAAAGGTTCATTCTTAGTTAGAATGGGAAGCAGCAAAGGAAGATTATATGATGACAAGGGAAGAAAAACTAGGTTGAAACTAAGTTTAGAAGCGTGGGGCTATAAAGGCAAAAGCAAATCTGAAGCAGTAGCTTTAGGCAGAAGATATTTGAGGGCATATCAGAATAAGAAAAAGTAGTGGAATACTTCGCTATATTTTTCTTAATGATATTTAATGGGGAAGATTACAGACCCATATTTTTAAAGATGGAAGATAATAGAACATTCCAAACTTTAGAAGATTGTATTAATTTTGCTGATAAACAAGCAGTTTTAATTATAGAAACTTTAAACGAACAAGGTATATTATATAAGGATTTGATGTTCAAATGTGTGGAAGAAAGAAAACAAGAAATATGATAGATGCAAGCCAAAGAGGTAGTCATGACTTGGAAAAAATTATTTATGAACTTAAAAAAGAAATAGATAGATTAAACGAAGAAGTCCAAGCAAAACAAATACAAATAAATCTATTAGAAGAATCAATTAACAAAAAATCAGAATAATTTTAGTTATGGCTTTTAGCAAACCACAACTAGCTGTATATACTTGTCCAAATAGATTCAGAGTTCTTATAACTGGGAGAAGATTCGGAAAGACTCATCTAGCCATGTATGAGTTATTAAGATTTGCAAGTCGCAAAGCCAATTCAAAGATATTCTATGTAGCGCCTACTTATAGAATGGCTAAAGAAATTATGTGGAAGCAATTAAAGAAAAAAGTAACTGAGCATAAATGGATTAAATATGCCAATGAAACAGAATTATCTTTAACCCTTAGGAATGGAAGCCAGATAAGTTTAAAAGGCGCAGACAAGTCTCCTGATAATTTAAGAGGAGTAGGATTAGATTTTTTACTACTTGACGAATATGCAGATATTCCTTTTGAAGCATGGTCAGAAGTATTAAGACCAACAATTTCAGACCGCCATGTAACTGGAAATGTTTTATTTGTAGGAACGCCTAGAGGATTTGGAAATTGGTCTTATGAGATATATCAGAAGGGATTAGGCTCTGACCCTGAATGGAAATCTTTTAAATTCACAACCTTAGATGGCGGACAAGTAGACCAAGATGAAATTGACCAAGCTATGAAAGATTTAGATGAAAGAACATTTAGACAAGAGTATATGGCTAGCTTTGAAACTTATAGTGGCGTTGTTTATTATAACTTTAATAGAGATGAGAATGTTAGAAAATGCAATTATGACAAAGATGCAATTATTCATGTTGGGCTAGATTTTAACATTGACCCAATGAGTGCTTGCCTATTCCATATTAAGAATGGAATCATAGAAGTATTTGATGAAATAGTGATTTATAGTTCAAATACTGACGAATTCATTGATGAATTGCTATCAAGATATAACAAGAATAAAATCATTATTTATCCTGACCCAGCTTCAAGGCAACGCAAAACATCTGCCGCCGGCAGAACCGATTTAACAATCTTGCAAAATGCCGGATTTATTGTTAAATGTAAATCTACTCATGCTTTAGTAAGAGATAGAATTAACTCTGTGAATTCTAAATTAAAAGCATTTGATGGAAAGAGAAGTATTTTCATAGATGCTTCTTGCAAAACTTTGATTAATAGTTTAATGAAGCAAATTTACAAAGAAGGAACAACGCAACCTGAAAAAAATAATGGGTATGACCATATGACTGACGCTTTAGGGTATGCAATAGAATTTTTATTTCCAATTACTTCTAATCTTCCAAAATCACAACCTAAGAGATTTTCATAATGCCATATTCAAGACAAGAAATAGAAAGTCAGCACTCTCAATATCAAGGAATGATTATGAGATGGGAATATTTTATTCGCTCATATTTGGGTGGCAAAGAATACAAAGATGGAAAATTCCTGCAGCAATATAAATTAGAATTAGAAAATGAATTTTCAGATAGACTTGCTTATACTCCATTAGACAATCACTGCCGAAACATTATCCATATTTATTCAAGCTATCTATTTAGAGTATTACCAACTAGAGAATTGGGCATATTAGAAAATGACGCAACAGTTCCTTATTTCTTAGATGATGCAGATTTAGAAGGAAGAAGTTTTGATGCTCTAATGAGAGAAGTTCAAAATTATGCTTCTATCTATGGTCATTGTTGGGTGCTAGTTGATAAGCCATCAACTAATGTATTCACTAGAGCAGAAGAATTAGAACAAGGAATTAGACCATATCTAAATATCTATACTCCTGAGAATGTTTATGATTGGCATTATTCAAGAAGCGACTCAGGATATTATGTTTTAGATTTTTTAAAAATTAGAGAATCAATAGATGATAGCGGAGAATATTTTAAATTATGGTATCTTGATAAAATTGATACAGTTTTTGTTTCATCAAAGAATAGAGATGAGCCAAAATTAATTGAATCAGTACCAAATCCTATTGGAAGAATTCCAGCAGTTGTAGTTTATAATCAAAGAAGTCCAATGCGTGGTATTGGAGTATCTGATTTAACTGACATAGCTGATTTACAAAAAGCAATTTACAATGAACTATCTGAGATTGAACAAATTATTAGAATATCAAATCACCCATCATTAGTTAAAACAAGGGATACTGATGCTACTGCCGGCGCAGGCTCAATCATAGAAATTCCTGACAACATTGATGCAAACTTAAAACCTTATATCTTACAACCAAGTGGAAGTAATTTAGATGGCGTATTAAAATCTATTGAGCATAAAGTTGATGCAATAAATAGATTATCTCATGTTGGCGCAATTAGAGCGACTGGAGAAAGAATACAATCAGGTATTGCATTAAGAACTGAGTTTCAATTATTAAATGCTAAACTTGCTGAGAAAGCAAAACTTATGGAAGTTGCTGAAGAACAAATTTGGAGACTTTATGCTATGTGGCAAGAAGAACAATTTGATGGCAAAATAACTTATCCAACTTCATTTGACATTAGAGATTGGGCTACTGACTTAGAATTATTACAACAAGCAAAAGCAAGCAATATTAAATCATCTACTTTCAACAAAGAACTAGATAAACAAATTGCAAGAACAGTAATTGATGATGATGAGACATTAGTTGTTATTGATTCTGAGATTGAGCAAAATACACAAGCACTAGGAGAATTTCCACAGCAACCAATAACTTTACCAACAGTTTAATGTGGCAACTCTTTTACAAGAACTTCAGGCAATAAGAGCAAACGCAATAACCTCATTAGAGAATAAGCAACAAGAATTATTAATCAAAGCATTACAACAATTAGAAAACAGAGTTGTTGAAACTGCATTTAATCTTCCTAATAGAAATGGAATATTATTTGATACTAGGCTTGCAATAGAGATTAGACCAAAATTACAGCAGGCAATAGAAGAATTGTATTTAACTAAAGTTCAAACATTCATAAATGATTATGATAAGATTGCTGCTAACATTGTTGCGACTTATGGCAAGTTGCCAATTCCTGCTGAGTTTAAACAAATAACAGAAATAGATTTGCAAGTAATACAACAGCTTAAAAAATTATCATTTAGTCAATTTCAAAGTCTAGGAAATGAATTTGCAAATACTTTAGCCAACGAAGTTTATCAATCTACTTTAACCGGCAGACCAGTCGCAGAAATGATACAAACTTTGCGAAGCAAAATAAATGGCATCTATCAGCAATCAGATAATAAAAAAGCACAAGAGTTAGTAGATTATATAGCAAACAATCCTAATGGCGCTGAAGTTGATACTGCTGT